TCCATTTCTGAATCTATGTCAATTTGCGCTTGCTCGTTGATTTCTGCGAGCCTGTCAGCAAGTGACTTTGTGATCTTTTCAGTTGTGATATTCTTGCGGAAAACCCGTGCGCCTTTTCGGAAAAGGATCGCATGAATGATCCGCGCTTCTTCGTCCATTGGTAGTTGCCTGATTTCATTTCTTGACCACCCATATTCGCTCGCAATCAAATCGACCACATAGTCATCGTCATCGGGTGGATCCGCTCTTACGATTCCCGCTTTCCCGTTTGCTCAACTTCGACCTGTGCCGCCTCCCATCGGTTAATGACTCCTTGCACGTATTCACCAACGATCGTTTCGTCATCCTCGGTGTAACTCATGCCGACCTTTGCCATAGCGTCGAAAAAAGCATCGTCGTCGTTGTATGCTCTGAGCGTTTCCTTTTCATCGAGTGATGCAAGCGCGGCGTAACCAAAGATTGCCAAGAATGAAATTTCCTTTCCTCTCGATTTTTCTGATGGAAAAAATTCGCGAATGCGATTCCATGCGAACTTTGTGAGCGGTCGCAACTGCTGGTCTTTTACGATTGGTGTATTGTTCATTTTCTGTAAAGTAGTTTTTCGATTTGTGATTGTGCTTTAGCGTCATCGTCGCGCCCTACATAAGCCGTTCTTCGCCCGTGCTGCACCGCTGTGTGCGTTGGTGTCTTAATGTCGGCCAGTAGCTGCCGCCAGTTGAGCAACGCCGTCTTGATGTAGCTTAAATCCTCGCTGGGCAACTTCTCGTGGATCAACTTATCCTCCCAGAGTGCCATGTCAGCATCTGCCGTGCGGTTGAAGTGCCAAAAATAAGATCCAGCATGTAATGTGTAACCGAAGCAAGGATGACCAAGAGCAATCATGGTCGCCGCTTGTGGTGTGGATGCGGTGCAAATGGTATCAGAAAACATGCAGCGATCGACATAAACATCCTTACCTTTAGCTTGCTGAGCAAGTGCCTTCATCGCCTCAAATGCTCGTTTGATTTTTGCGACTGTGTGCGATGGGTTAGCTTGTAGCCAAGCATCGTTATACCATGCGTCAATGACCATGCTTGCCGTGTTACCCGTTGGCGATGCGCCTGCGAAGTGCCAAGTGATACGCGGAGCCTTTAACCCGTCACCGACAAAGTTTTTCATCGGTGCTGATTTGAGAAGCGGAACGTCAATCGCAATGATCGTCGCTGCAATCTGCGGGTTTGTTGTCTGCATTGTTAAGTGAGACAACGACTCTCCTTTTTTTCCAAGGAAGTTATTCATTTTCTAGTTTTGAAATTTATTAGGCTGAAACGATTGTTGGGCTATACTTGGCGGTTAGCTCGATGCGCTGGTAATCCTCGGAGCTGTTGTTGCGAGTGATCGTTTGGATGATCGTCATCCCCGCGCTGATGCTGCCGATAAGGTGATCGGTCGGCACTGTTGCAAGAGCGATGGAGCTAGCAAGCGTTCCTGCAAATGCGCTCGTTGCTGGCAAGAATCCGCTAAGCTGGATCTCTACGCGCTCATTGTAATGCGCTTCACCTGTGTCGTCACCGCTGATGTTCTTGACCATTTTCACGTCATCGGAATAAGCCCACGATGTCGAATCAAGAAGAAATCCTGTTTGCGCATTTGCGATTCCAAATACGCCGTTAGTTGCGCCGAGTAAAGTTGCCATGATACTTTTTGGATTGTGTCAAATTATCTGAAAAATAACCTCGCAATCGAATCGGCATTGCAAGGTGTTATCCTCCCACTCTGGGATTCCGCCGTTATGCGCGAAGTAGTCAACGCAAAGATTGTTGATGCCAGCATTGATCTGATCTTTGAAATTATCGCTCAGCAATGCCTCGATGTCATTTGTTACCTCGTTGATCTGATCGACCGATAAGGAATCGCCGCTGTGCGCTCGCAAAGTGATTTCCACTTGAGACGTAAATGCCTTCGTCATCGCCTTCGTCATGCGCTCGCATGATTGCATTTTGACGCTAATGTTAGGCAATTCGACAAATCCAAATTGCTCTGCATCGTAGCTTTCAATCTCTGTAATTTCAGCATTGAGAATGTCAACGATTCGTTCCTTAAGTAATTGTGTTTTCATGATAGTTCTTTAATCCTTTTGCGTAAAACCGTTACGCTTCTTTTGTAGCCATCGGCAAGAGACGATGCGACATAACCCTTGTTTGTATTGTTTACGCTGTATGCGTAATCGACCTTATTTGTCAGCGCAACGCTCGATGATAATCCTTGTTGGCGATTGAATTTTGCTGTGCCGTTTGGCTCTTTAACGTGCCGACGAATCCACTTACTAATTCCTTTGATTTTACGCTTTTTGTTTTTTGAAGTCAGCAACAATGGCGAGCTGATATTTTCACCCGCCGCAATCCATCCAGCTTTTGCTTTTCCTGCTTTTGCTTGTTGTTGCTTGATGTAATAATTGACCTTGCCAGAAATAAACCATTCTCGTTTTGGGGTGATTTCTTTTGGCGGGGCAACGTCAACTTGCCCGTTTTTATTTCTAAGCTTGGCGTGGACATCTTGGATCTCGCCGTCTATTCCGTTGCCGACTGCATATTTTGCAGCTTTGTGAACTTGCTTTGCGATAGATTGCATAAACCTATCACCCGTTCCCTGATTCAATCCCCATGGTTGAACCTTTCTTGCAAGCTCCTTTGCGCATGATTGAGCAAGAATGACAACGGTATCACCAACTGCAACTCCAGCGCGTTTAGCGAACTCGTTCATTTCCGCATCGAGCTTTCTACGCTGCGCGGGGCTGATGGTGATCTTGATCATCGAGTTTCGTTCGGGTCGCCAAGTGTAAAGGTAATTCCAATCGTGCCAACGTCCACGCCCGTGATACGGTAAAATACGCTATTGATCGAAGCCCGTTTGTTAAGCAATGCCATCGGGTTTGTAATATCGGCAGGTTGTGCAACGACCGTTCCTCGGATCTGTGGCTCTAATCCGCCATACTCGCCATCAACGGTTTTTGCCAATATGTTTACGACAACTGGAAAGGTTTGACTGTTGCATGTCATGCTTTCCGTCCCCATTGTTGTATCGCTTTCGTCATTGTGAGAAAGCATGAAGTCGTCTAATTCGCTCATATACTAGCGCATCAAGTCAAAACTAAACGCATCCACCGTTTCCAGTGAATGCGTTGTAATGTGAATCATGATCAAAAAATGACCAAGCATTTAAGTTTTTAGTTTTTACGATGACTTGCCCAAAGCGGTGATCGTAAGGTTTGTTCCTGCTGATGTAGCAGTGATAACTAGATCAGCGGTCAACATGCTGCCAGTAATGCCGCTTGGATTCCAGATTTTGCAAGGTAGCGTCAAAACCTGAGTGCCGTTCGTTGCCGATGCACTGCCGCTTGTGACGTTGATTTCTAGCGCGTAAATGCGTGCCATTGATGGCAGCGTAACGCCCTCAAAGTCTTTGCCGTCACCGTCTAAAACTTGCACGCCAGAACTGACAACTCCAGCGGTTGTATTTGCGCTTGTAGCCGCCGCTGTGATGCCTAAGCCGCTTGGGATTGCTATATTCAGCGTTCCATCATTGGCTAGGTAATTGCCGTTTGCATCTGCTTTAACTGTCAGCACAATATCGGCACCTGAGCTTGCCACCGAGTATTTGGCGGCGATTGCAGCATTTGCATTTAGCCCCGATGCAAGTGCGCTTGCAACTAGTGTGGCGGTGTTCGCTGATGTCGTCAGCGGGATTGTCACAGCAAGCGGCGATCCTGTTAATGTGGATCCCGTTACGGTAACAATGCAGTTACCGCTTGATGTTGCCCCAGCAGCAGCAACTACCGTAGCAGTTTCGACTTGTGCAACTCCTGCGACAAATGCTGCGCTTCCAGTGCAAACACCTGTTTGGACATCTAGCGTAGCCGTGGTGCTTGATGTAGTAAGTCTTGCGCTGATTGCATAGCCAATATCAGCAGTAGTGAACAATTCTTGCGTGGCAGTTACTCCCACCGTTAGGCTTCCTCTAGTCAGTGTTGAAACTGGAATTGCTGTAAAGCTCGTGCCGTAATATGTCTGAGCGGATGTGATAGCCATAAAGTTTTTTGTGAGTTGCGTTTTTTTATTACGTAATCAATAAAAACCACCCCGCCATTTCTGACGGGATGGAAGTTATGACTACCAACTGAAAAAATTAGTCAGCAAGCAAGCAGATATGCTCTGGCTTGAGAACTTTAGCACCCCACAGAACACCGATTTCGTAGTGAACCATGCGATAGCCGGGATAGACAGCAAGTTCAAAGCTCAGTCCGCTGCGTGGGTCAGTTACGACTTCGCGCATCAAAGCAAGATCGTTGCCGCCAAGTGGAACTTCTGGCAAGCGTGTTGCAAGGATAATTGCGTTGCGGCTGAATGCAGCGTTTGCATCTTGCGCGGACAGAACGGTCACAGCATCGTTGTTGGCAATTGCTTTGATAAGTCCAGGTGCTGCGATTGTGATGTCGCCGTCTCCGTCACCTGCGAATCCGCTGGTTACGGTGTAAGTGTTGCCGCCAATGGTCACAAGCGATCCAGTTGGGATCGTGCCAGTGCCTGTGTCAACGTGGATCGTGGTGCTGCCGACTGGGTAACCTGCTACAAGGTCAACAAGGTAGTTTGCACCTGTGGCAGTAGCAGTTAATCCGATTTGAGCAGACTCACGAACGCCGAAGCCCATAAGGTTGCCAAGAACGCCTTGACGAAGCAATCCGTTGTCACCAGCACTATCAACGCTGTTGAGCTGGGTCAATCCGCGCATTGCAGCGGAAGCCGTGGTGTTGAGAACCATGTGACGGTCGCTAAGTGGTGCGCCGCGATCATCCAAGAACTTCTTGGCAAATGCAGCATCTTTCAATGTTGCACTGAACAAAGTAGTTGCGTTTGGAGTGATTGCACCCGATGCACCAAGTGCGGCTGCGTCAGCAAGATCGTTTTCGATCTCATTCACAGCAGCGCGGATGGCTTGGGCAATTTGATCCTGAGCAACCGACAAAGTGCCAGCACCTTGATTGACGGCGTATTGCTCCTCAGCACTCCAAGAGAATGGAAAAGCGCGAGCCTTGGTGATTGTGATGTTTTCGTTGCCTACGGTTTGATCTGCGATTGCAGGAAAAGCCATTGCAGCGGTGATGTCTTTACCGGCAGTGTTTGCAGCAGTTTTGAACGAACGGAGATTTTGACCAACGGCAACGCGATCAGCCGAAGCGTCACGGGTTACGGATGGGATGAATCCGACAAGCTCACGGGAAACTACATCGAGTGCAGAATAAGCGTCAGCTACTAAGTTAGTAAGTGTGTTTGACATGTGTTTGAGTTAGTTGATGATTTTGCCGCCAGTTTTGACGAAGTTCATGCGATCGGCAGGCGTGAGCGCGTTGAACTCTTGGAGAGTTTTGTTTTTTGAATTTATAGAACCGTCATCCACGTTCTCCAATGGAGGAACGCCAGCAGATGCGAGGATTTCAGCGGCTTTAGATGCTGCCGATGCTTTAACTACTTCGATCTCAGAAGCGAGAGCGTCACGCTCGGTTTGTGCTTTAATCAAAGCTTCACTTGCTGCGTCATGCTCAGCGGTCAATGTTGAATAGCTGTTTTTGGCTTCGGTCAATTCGCTGATTGCGTTTGCAAGGTCGCTTTGAGCCTCTACCAGTTGTGCCGAAATTTCGGTGATCTGATTTTCAGCATCAGCAAGCGATGTTTCTAATCCGCTCACTTTTTCGACAAGGGCGGCGTCTGGTTTGAATTTATCAAGAATGCTCATCGTTTTTGTTTTCGTGTCAAAAATTTCATCTGCAAATCCCATTTCAATTGCGTCACTTGCCTTGATCCAAGTTTCAGCGAGCATCATTTTTCTGATGTCGTCTTTATCTTTGCCCGTGCGCTCTGCGTAAATTGCCGCAATGTCATCGCTGATTTCATCCAGCATGTCGGCAGTTTTGCGGAGTTGCTCAGCGTTTCCATGCTGCCCCGCGCTTGCGTCATGAATCATGATTCTACCATTGCTTGCGATCTGAATGCGGTCTGCTGCCATGGCAATAACGGAAGCCATAGATGCCGCCATTGTGTTGATTTTTGCCGTGACCTTTACGCCTCGCGCCGATAGTTCGCGCATGGAGTTGTAAATGCGATAGCCGTCAAATACGCTTCCGCCGGCGCTGTGGATCTCGATTTCGAGAGTATCGACCGCGCCATCTGCTGATGCTGTGACTTCTCCGAAGGAATAGCACGCATCAACTGCCGCCATACCATAAACCTTGTCGATCTGCTCGATAACTTCGTCCACGCTTAATTTGTGGACGCTATCGTTTAGTTTGACCTTTGCTGCTTTGTTTTCAATCTCGATCATATTGTTTGCTTTTAGTTGTTTTTGTTTTGAGTTTGCCCACGATTGACCAGCATCGCCGCCCCACAATGCCCATGCGATTCGTCCTGCCGATGGGTATCCTTGCTCGCCTTGACTGAATCCTTCAGCTTTTTTATCAACTTCATGCCGAGCGAAATAGGAAACCATGCGCCCGATCGTGTCGGGAGATAGCGTTGCTCGGTTGCTGATGTCGCGAGCGCGTGCAACTCCGATCTCAGTGCCGCCGCGCCCGTATTCACGGCGCCATTCAAGACCGCGCTTGGCTTCGGCTGCCATCTCCTCAGTTGGTTGCAGGTTGATTGCCATCTGGTTGTGCTGTTTCGTTAGGGGTTAGCATCGCCATTTCGCGATCTTCAATTTGAATGCCGTCTGGCAACGCGCTGTTTGCGTTTGCGACTTTGACCTTTTGCATGACAAGGTAGTTGATCCGTTCGTCGATGTGATCCTCTGGAGTTTTGCCAAGGTAACCGAGAACGTCATTAGGATTCAAAAATCCAGCTTTCCACATCTCGATCAATTCTTTACTGACTCGCCCATCGTCGATGGTGATCTTTTTCGGGTAGCTGAATTTCCAGCGATACCATTGATCGTTTGCTGGTAAATCACCGCGCTTCATGAACTTGGCAACTGCATAGCCGACCATGCGCTTGGCTGCGTATTCCAGCAAGTCCTGACGATCTTCGACTGCACGTTGTGCGCGTCCAAGGTCAGCCCGTTCTGCTGTGCCTTGACCCGTGGCGTGCCAAATCATCGAATACGGCCAGTTCATGCCAGCAAGTGTCTTGCGATAGATTCGATTTTGGAATGACTCCCACATGTCGCCAGGGCGATCGTTCTTGATCGTTTCCAGCTTGCCTCCTGACTTGGCAGCAAAGTAACGGATTTGCCCGCCTTGGTATGACTCCTGAATGATTCCCTTTTCGCCGCAAGATGATGGTGAGCCATTTAGCACGTTCATCGGGTCATCTGGATCTGGTAATCCTGTGTCGTTGTATTCGATGAGTCCAATACTGGAAAGCATTAGCTGCGCGTGACGTTCCCAATCGTGTGATTGCAAAGCATCGCGGAGGTCGTTGAGTGCGTGCGTTGCTGCTGGTAATCCGCGCCCTTGCTCTTGGAAACTCGGATCGTAAAGATGGATGCAATCGCGAGCTGATAGGTATTGAATCAGCTTCTGATCTTCATCGACATAGCAGAAGGCAACGGGTGATCCTTTGCTGTAAATAACGCCGTCCGTTAGCGTCAATCCTCGGTAAGCTCCCGTTGTTAGCTTGCCATCGCGGAAGTCTTGCGGTGTTGAGATTCTGTGACTCGGAATGTGCTGAATCCGCGGATAGTCATCATCGGTTTTTGTCAGTAGTATAAATGCTTCGCCATCTCGATCAATCGCGCATGAAATTTGATACAAGCTCGTTTTGAAATCGTGCATCCCACCTTTCACATCGCAGACGCCATACCATTCATCATTGATCTTTTCTTCTGCGAGCTTTTGCCATTCAGTGTCCTTGGCTTGCGATTGCGCTTGCCATGATCTACCGACCGAATACATCGCCTTTTGCTGGATCGCTCCAATCAAAACGCCTTCATTGGTGTAAAGTCTGCGCGATGCTGAAACGAGCGTTTTGCGATCCCACGAAGGAATCAAAGTGCCGATGTCTCGCATTTGCACTGGCTCCCATGGTCGCGCCGTTGTGTTGCGTTGCGCTCCTTTTGCAAATTTGTATGGCTCTCCGAATTGATTGACGATCATAGTTGAAATCCTCCGATGGCTTTAGGTGATGGGCGAATTCCGCGCTTAATAAAAGCAATTGCGGTATTTATAACCGTGATCCTTGTTGTTTCTGGTAAAGAAACCAGCACAGAATAAGAGATGCCATTTTTCTGACTGTTTGTCAGAGTATTCCCGCCCCCTTTTGACAACATGCCAGTGAGTGCAGCGGTTCGCGCCGCGATAAGTGATTGCAAGATGCTTGGGTCGTCTTGTGCTGCGTCATATAACGCTTTGATAAGACTAGCGGCGGAAGTGTCCATGCTTCTTGCCGTGTGTCAAAATTCACACCTCGATCTCTGCTTCTGGGCTGCCAATCAATCCGAGAATTGATGCTAAAACTACCTGCATCGCTTCGCAGTCAACGGCGTGGTTGTCATTGTGCCTCTTTTTCCATAA